CCAGACCTGCTGCAGGCCGGCGTTTAGTGCCTCCGCCCGCTGATTGCCGCCGATGATCTCCACGGTGGATTCCGTGACGGTCAGCGCCGCCAGTTTCCCCGCGAATATCGCCGTCAGGTTCACACCGTGCAGGCTCCGGTAGCGGCGCGTCTGCTCTTCCAGCCGAATGGCCTCTTCCTGGGTCACTGCCGGATCTACGCCGAAGAGGCGTTTGATGATGGATTTGATGCTGTCTGCAAAGTTCATTTTTCCTCCCTGATCAGGATCTTCATTAGTCTTTCCCAGCTGTACTCGAAGGCATCCAGCGTGTCGATGTCGCTTGTCCCATCGTCCAGGCGGATCCAGTGATCCGGTTTCTCCGTGTCCCACACGCAGGTGGAGAGCGCGTCGATCAGGCTCCCGCAGTCCTCCTTTACGACGGAAAGGATATGCAGCGCCATCATGATGTCTGTTGCGCGGATCCGGTCGTTGATCTCATTCTTCCGGGCATTGGCCACCGGGAACGGCGCTTTCTTCCGGAAGCTGTTGATGATGGTCTGCTCCGCACTGTCGCAGAAAGCGGCATCGATCCAGCCGTAGTCTTTGAGGATGATGTCACCAAAGTGCAGGAACTTCTCTGTCAGCTGTTCGGTGTCGATCTTCGGGGCCGGAACCCGTTCGGAGCGGAGCGCGATCAGCTTATAGTCCTGCGTGACCGCACAGGCCACAAAGGTGTGCGCCGATCCGCTGCCGCCGAAGTCCACCCCGAGGTAGATGTTCTGAAAGGTCCATTTGCCCTGTTTGAAATACTGCTCCCTCAATTCATCACGGCTGAGGCACCAGGCATCCGGATCGTCGGCAAAGGCCCGATAGATCAGGCCCTCAGCAACGACACGCTGCCCGAGGATGTCCCGCTTGTACCAGACAGAGTTCCGGTCATAGAGGGAAATGAAGGCCTGCAGCTGGTCTTCCGTGATGGAGGCATTGTCCATGATGGTGAAATGCTCATAGAGGAAGCCGGGCATCTGCTCCGTGCGGTACTTGTCGATGTACTGCGAATAGATCGGATGGTTTGGCGAAGACGGGTTCAGGTCCCAAAGCCGGAGGGGTTCGGCCGCGGCCGCCTGGCGTCCCATTGCCACCTTGATGAAGCTGGTGCGGCTGTCGGCGGAATCATAATGTTCGTTGATCTCTGTGGCGATCCAAAGCCCATAGGAGTTCCCGAGGATCCGCTTGTAGCTGTCCGCTTTGCCGCCGCCGGCAAAGACCACGATCTTCTCTCCGGTCTGTGTGCTGATGAAGAGCGCGTCATTATCGCGGTACTTTCCCCAATGGCAGCGCCCCCTGAAGAGTGCTTCCAGGCCGAAGCCGTTGCAGACCCCGATGTTCAGCTTGGCGTTGGCGATGGTGCTGCCGGAGGCCAGGTGGAACTTATCCGGACATCGCTCCAGATAAGCCGCGGCGATGATGCAGTGGTCGATGGTCTTCCCCGCACGGATGGAGCCTTCGGCAACGCAGAAGGAGGCGTTCACCGCCTTCCGGATGTACTGTTTATGTTTCGGGCCGAAGCGGCCCCAGTTAATCGTCCGGCTCATTCAGCATCTCCGCCAGCGGGGTCAGGTCCTCAACGTCGGGGCTGGTCCCCGTGTTGGTCAGGTTCAGCACTTTGGCGAGGAGTTCCAGCGCCCGGAGCTTGTCCTGGATCTTCAGCCCGGACAGATCCACATGACCCAGCGCGATCTTCTGCAGTTCAAGGACGAACTCACCCAGGGACACCGCGGTGTCCTTCTGAACGCCGTTCCGGAGCTCTTCCAGACGAGCTTCAACCGCCTGCTGCTTTGCCAGACGGGAAGCCTTGTTCTCGACGGTGCGCTTGTTCTTCTTCCGGTCTTCAGGGAACGCGAAACAATAGGCCTCATACCGGGTTTTCCCGGCAAGAAGCCCCTGAACAAACAGCTCCTTTTGAACGGTCATTGCGTTCTTCATCCGTCTAAGATCTGAGTCTCCCCATCATTGACCGCCACCCACACCGGGCGGGCCAGCGGCACTACCTGCATGTAGGTGTACCCGTTATGCTGCGTGGTCTTGCCTGTGTAGTAAAAGGACGCGCCTTTTGGGTAAGGGGTGTAGTAGTCGAAGTGGTCGTTATGGAAGGCCTTGGCGCCTAGGGGAGCCGTCACCGTGAGGACGTCGCCTTCTTTGAAAGCTTCGGCTGACTTCAGTTGCGAAGTATTTGCGAAGTATTGCGAAGTATTTGCCAAGTCGTAAAACGTCGTCAGCGGCAGATCCATCGGGTCAAAGTGGGATTTGTAATCGTTCCACCGCCTCCGTGCCTCAAAGTGCAGATGAGGACCAGTTGAGTTGCCCGTATTTCCGGACAGGCCGATCACCTGCCCCTGCTCCACCATCTGGCCCGCCGTCACCTGCAGCGGTGTCAGCAGATGAGCATAAAGCGTAGAATGGCTGGCATCATGCCTAATGATCACGCAATAGCCCCAGCCGCCACTCAACCAACCGGCGTGCATCACTTTCCCGTCGGCTGACGCCAGGATCGGCGTTGTCACTGGGCAGGCGTAGTCAATGCCGGTATGAAAATTGGACGTGTCCTTCTCGCCATAACGCTGAGTGATGGGGTATTCTCCCCGGAAAGGCTGTCTGTAGGTCATGCTACACCTCTATCCAACAATTCGATCATCTTTCGCTCTCGATCTGAGAGAGTCCATCTCTCCGCTGCCGCTCTCTCCGCTGCCGCTCTCTCCGCTGCCGCTCTCTCCGCTGCCGCTCTCTTATTCAATAGGAAGCCTAATCCAAAGATGGATTTTCCGACTCTCTTCTGAGAATCCAGCGCATCAATACCACAACAGTCCTGCCGCCTCAAGGTATAAGGCGTGTGATGGATCGCGAACCAGCCGACTTTCGAAACCGTCAGCACCTCGTTAGGGTACTCATATTTAGGCAAAGATTTCTTGACAGACTTCAAATTCTCATCATTCGCCGCGGCTAGCCTGTCCATCAGATCCGGATCTGAACGCAGGCAGACATCAGGTTCAAGATCCGTCACGAATGCGGTCGCGATCTCTGCTCCATTCTCATAGCGCACGTTACACGGGGCAACGATGATCGATGCGTCATTCCTGGCTGCCAAACCACCGGCGGTCAGATATGGACAAAACAAAAAGAAATGAATTCCTCTGGCTTTGAAGTTTTTGACGATTTTTGAAATAATCGAAAAAGGCGGATTGTCAACGACACAGCATCCTCCCGGATATTCGAAACGCTCATAATCCCCGCCGGGCCAGAACGGGCGCACCATCTGATCCCTCCGGAAGCCGTACCGCTCTGCCACATAATTCTGGACTACCGCCATGATGTTCGCCGGGGTGTAACAGTCATCTGTGGTTTTCTTCGGCTTGGACTTCTCGACAAAACCATCATAATCCTCGAATAAAGCCTTGTTCTGACTTGAACCCGCCATTATCTCTTCAATATCTCCGCCGCCAACTGCTTTATATGGCGCTCATACTCCGCGTCGGCGGCCTTATAGTCTTTCTTCACTTCTTCCAGGTCTCCGTTGATGATCCCGGCTTCGTGGAGCTTGTTGGCCATCAGGACCGTGAGATCCCCCATTTTGTCCATCTTGTCCATCATAAGGAAGGTCTCGTCGGTCTTCATCTTCTGCCAGTGCTCAATCTTCTTGAAGCCGGTGTTGACCACCCAGGTCACGATCAGCGTCATGACCAGGGTGAAAACGCCGGAGGCAAGGATCGACTGCCAAAGGGTGTTCATCAGAAATTCTCCGGATCTGTCGGGTTGTTGAGGATCCCGAAGCCCGTCAGGATCACACCAACGGCATCCACGATGGTGCGGAAGGTGCCCTCCTGGATCCCCCACTTCTCCGGAAGACCCAGGGCGGATGCGATGGTCCACATCGCGCCGATCACCGACACCCACACCGCCCAGGACTTCCAGCGCGGCTGGACCGCCTGGATCTTCATCTCACCTGACTGCACTGCCTGCAGCATTTCATGTTCACTCATAAGTTCCTCCTGTTCAGGAAAATAAAAAGGCGAAACTGATCGGCTGATATACAGCCGGATCAGCTTCGCCTTTTTCAGGGCCCGAAGCCTTTAGTTAAGTAAATTATCTTTTCATATAATTATAGCATAAA